TTATTGATAGCAGCGTGGCCTCCAGATCGTGGTGATCTTTAGCAGATGCGATAATGCTGGTTAGCCATTCCTGGCCCCGGATCTCTTTTGCAAGGCTTTCTGTTTTGCTCATGTTATCCTCTCGCTTGACATCTTTATAAGCCTGGTTAATGGTGATCTCGCCCGCATTCAGCTTCTGGATAATCTCTGGCGTGGCTGTATTGATTATTTTTTTAGCTTTGGCCATAGTTCCTGTGCTTACATTGGCTATGGTGGCAATTTCTGACCTGGTGTTGATAGGATCAGAGGACTTTGTCAATGTTGACAAAGTAGTCTTTCTTTCGTGTTCTTTAGCCTTCGCCTTCTCTGCGATCATCGGCTCCATTTTCAGAGCGATCTGCGATCTCTGCCATGCGTTAATGTTCCGCCTGCCTAATTGGTTTCGCAATATCCAAAGTATGGCATCCTGGCGATTATCGAAAGCCATCTCTTTGGTCTCGTATTCTATGCCACATTCTGTACATATCCTGTACCTGTTGTGGCCATCTACTATCATACCGTTCCACACCAATATGGCATCACGGCATCCTTCAGCTATTATGCTGCTGCGCAATAGCTCATATTCCTCTGGTAATAGCGCAGGTATCAAGTCCCGCATTTCATCATCAATGAACACACTATACATTGCTTAGCTCCTGTACGTTTTTATTTACGAACCCACAAAAACACAGGCCTAATTTCTGTCAAGCACTTTCTGCAATATATCACAACATATAGCTAAATGCAAACCAATAGAGGAGCGCTGCGCAAGCAAATGCTAAGCAAATGCTAAGCAAATGCTAAGCAAAATCAAGCAAACCGAAGCAAACGCAAGCAGATAAGATAAGATTAAGATAAGATAAGATTAAGATAAGATAAGAATAGAATAGATAAGAGTATCACTTTGCTATCGCAAAGATGATATATACACCATGGAAACCATTTTCGTGACGTCACGAAATTGATTAAGGCGATGCTGCCGGATCACCAAAATCACATTTTAGTTGACAAACAATTAATGCTGATTATTTTGTAATTATGAGCTATAATTTTAATCATGATTTTGACATTGACATCGACATCGACATCGACTCGATTGAAATCGACATCGATGAAAAAGACGAGCGCAAACACAATGTGTCTCGCAAAGCAATGGTCAAATACGCCAATCTGATCACAAAATCAGTGCGCTATCTGGAAGAGATCGCGGATTTCGATCTGCCAGAAGGAACGCAATATCGCATTGTCACCACAAAAAACATGAATGCGCTCACAGCCATCTATGCGCTTCTGCAGAATCACGAACCGGAAGAAATTATTATAGCTATTTATCGTATGAATCAACCAGCTGTAGCTAAAATTATCAGTCTATCGAAAACAGTGCCAATTTCGGTTCTTATATCGAGCTTCTTCAGGGAAAACAAGAAATACGAAAACTGGACTCGCATGCTCATCAATGCCGCCAAAGATAACCCAAACCTAACCGTCAAATCAACTTGGTCTCACGCCAAGGTTACGCTAATCAAAACCAAATGTGGGAAGCATATCGTATTTGAAGGCTCTGGCAATCTTTCCGATAATGCGCGTATAGAACAATACATTTTAGAAAACAACAAACAAGCTTATGAATTCCACAAAAACTGGATAATAGAGGCGATGAATGAAGACAAACAAGCTTAAGTTCAATCCTAATAATCCGCGAAAATGTAGTAAAGATAAGCTTGAAAAACTTATGCGCTCAATTGAATCATTTCCTGAGATGATGAAGTTACGCCCAATAGTTTACGATCCCGAGACCATGTATGTTTTAGGCGGGAATCAGCGGCTCGCAGCCATTAAAAAGCTTGGCATGAAAGACATCCCTGATGAGTGGGCGATCGCCGCCACAGATTTCACCCCTGAACAGCAAAAGGAATTTGTTCTGCGAGATAATGTGCAGTTCGGCGATTGGGACTTTGAGGTGCTGTCTGCTGAGTTTGGCGAATTTGATCTTGAAGAGATGGGCATGGATATGCCAGAGAAAGATGAAGAAAATCTTGTTGAAATAAAAAACAAAGAAATTGAGTCTATATTTTCAATCATTATAAACTTTGAAAACGAAGAATCTCTGCAAATCGCATTTGAAAAGCTCCAAAAAGAAGGATATCAATGCCAAATTTCGATATTATAAGAAAAACAAAGCATTCTGAATCTTATAGATGCACAGCGACTAAAGGCCAATTCGACATAGAAACCACAGAATCAATAGAAAGATTTACTGGAAAGATAGACATGCCTGACAAATGGAGCATTGGCGTTATTTGTGGAAATAGTGGAACAGGCAAAACAACAATAGCCAAAGAATTGTTCCCCAACAATTACATAATGTGTCACGATTATGTTAGTGAATGCGTTCTCGACGATTTTCCAAAAAACATGAATCTTAAAGATATACACAAAATATTGAACACTGTAGGATTTTCCTCTCCGCCTTCATGGCTAAAGCCATACAGTGTTTTGTCCACGGGCGAAAAAATGAGAGTCGACATTGCAAGAGCAATAGCAAGCGATGAAGATTTAATCGTATTTGACGAATTCACATCTGTTGTTGATCGCAATGTAGCGCAGATCGGAAGCGCAGCAATCGCTAAAGCTATCAGAAAAACAGAAAAACAGTTTATAGCAGTAACGTGTCATTTCGACATAATAGAATGGCTTGAACCGGACTGGGTATTTGATACCAACACAATGCGATTTGAAGTAACACGGGGGCGTTATCGGCGACCAAACATTGAAATCAGCATATGCGAAAAACGTGGATTATGGGATATGTTTAAGAAATATCATTATTTAGCCACCAACCTAAACAACTCAAGCAAGCAATATGTTGGCTATTATCAAGGCAAACCAATAGTGTTCACCGCAGTGCTTCCAATGATTGGCGTAAAAAATATGAGAAAAGAACACAGAACAGTTGTGTTACCAGATTATCAAGGTGTTGGGATTGGGTCTGCGTTTAGCGACGAAATAGCGAAAATGTATGTGGAAAACGGTTATAGATATGTATCAGTGACAAACAATCCTGCGTTTATCGCAAGACGCACAAAATCCAAAAATTGGGTTCTCAAAAATTATGGCAGATATTCATCACATACAAGAATATCTTCAAATAAAAACAAATATAATAGAATTAAAACGAGTTGGGAATATGTCGGCGGGGACAATGTCTAAGATAGTTTCAAAAACAGCAAAAGAGCAGTGGCTATAATGTGTGATGATACAATATCCGGATAAGGAGCATCGAATGATTAGAACAGCTGAATGTGTAATAATGGAGGCGATGAGTGAAGACAAGCAAGCTTAAGTTCAATCCCAATAATCCGCGAAAATGTAGTAAAGATAAGCTTGAAAAACTTATGCGCTCAATCGAATCATTTCCTGAGATGATGAAATTGCGCCCAATAGTTTACGATCCCGAGACCATGTATGTTTTAGGCGGGAATCAGCGGCTCGCAGCCATTAAAAAGCTTGGCATGAAAGACATCCCGGATGATTGGGCGATTGCCGCCACAGATCTCACGCCAGAACAGCAGAAGGAATTTGTTCTGCGAGATAATGTGCAGCTCGGGGAGTGGGACTTTGAGATGCTGTCTGCTGAGTTTGGCGAATTTGACTTTGTTGATATTGGCATGGACATACCATACATAGATTCAGAAATTAAAGACATAGATGAGAAAAACAAAGAAATAAGACCGATAAAAAAAGTTCATTACTTAATTAGCGTACCAATTGATTTAGTCCTCGATGTTCAAGACGCCATTAAAGCCATCAGGGAATTAGATGGAATCGAAATCTCGCAATCTCAAAACTAATAATTCACACCTCGAAATGAAGGTCAACCTCAGGCTTAACAACTTGCCTGAAAAAGACAACCTTTGCGTTTTGGACGCATATGCAGGAAAAGGGCTGATTTGGAACACCGTTAAAAAACGCACCGCTAAAAAAATAAAAGTTTTACAAGTTGACAAAGTGGATCATCCCAATGTGGATATAGCTACCGATAATCTTAAGGTGCTCTCTGGCATAAATCTATCCAGATTTGATATTATTGATCTTGACGCATACGGATGCCCATTTGCACAATTACAAATACTATTCAACCACAATTACACTGGGAAAGTGTTTGTGACATACATCCAGACTCATCATGGTGCATTGCCTCATGGGATCCTTAAGCAGTCTGGCTTCACAAAAGAAATGATCAACAAAAGCTCTACCCTCTTCAATAAAAACCCAATGCAGGTTATGGAACAATACCTGGCAAACAACGGAATCTTCTCTTATTCAATAAAATATGTTGACAGAAAACACTACATGTGTTTTGATGTTCCACATAAAGGAGATTCAAAATGATTAAAATTTATGAACCAAGAGGGAGAGCCAGAGAATATAGTCCATTTGCTATGAACTATTTCAAAGGCTGTGATCATGGATGTAGGTATTGCTATGTCCCAAGAATGATGAAAGTGTTTAATTCCCAGTATTGCCATGATAATGTTTCTGTAAATATGGCTGGATTGTGGAAAGAGGCAGAAAGGTTTTCGAAATCAAAAAATAGCGGAGAGCAGGTTCTTTTAAGTTTTACTGGTGATCCTTATTGTGGACTGGAATCGGGAGAAACTAGAGATGTGTTGTGTGCCTTCCATGAGCACGATATCCATTGTTCAGTGCTAACGAAGAACCCAAGAAAAGGGCTAAAGGATATCGATATAATGTCCGATATGAGGCATTTTAAAATGGGAACCACCCTTACCCTGTTTGATGACGATTTATCTAAAATGTGGGAACCGGGGGCTCCTGTGGGAAGGGACAGAATAGAAGCTCTGAAAATATTTGCTGAAAATGGGATAGTTACTTGGGCAAGCTTTGAGCCTGTTATTGATCCAGTGGAATCCTTGAAAATGCTAGAAATTGTTTCCGGATTCATAGATCATGTCAAGATAGGCAAAATTAATAACCATCCTCAAGAAAGACTAATTGATTGGGTGAAATTCTTGAAGGATGCCGTTTCAATATGCAGGGACACAAATATGAAGTTTTATATAAAAGATGATTTGGCAAAGTATGCCAATGGAATAGTGTTTTCAAGAGAAGAAAGAGACAAAGATTTTCTAAATGTGTAATGAGACAATATCCGAATAAGGAGTATCGAATGATTAGAACAGCTGAGTGTGTTACACCGAAGCATCCAGATAAGATGTGTGACCGCATAGCTGATGCCATATTGACGGAGGCGATCAAACAAGACCAAAACGCAAGAACGGCAATAGAAGTTTGTGCCGGTCATGGCATTGTGACCGTTCTTGGCGAAATGACAACCACAGCCTTTGTTGATGTTGCTGACATAGCCCGCAGGATTACAGATGGTGAATGCGGAGTGCAAGTCAATATTGTGCGACAGTCACCCGACATAGCGATGGGAGTTGATGCAGGAGGCGCCGGAGATCAAGGCATTATGATCGGATATGCCTGCAACGAAAATGATAATCTTATTCCTATGGAACTAAACCTCGCCAGAGACTTGTGCCAATTCATTTATATGCGACACGAAGTTGACGGCAAAACTCAAATCACAATGGACGGCAATAAAATATCCGCTATTGTTGCAAGCTTTCACAACACAAAGAGCGGAGACCTGAGATCCCTTGTGCACCAGTGGCTTGATGGCAGAAAATGCGAATCGATAATGTGCAATCCTGCCGGCGATTGGAAAACCGGCGGGCTTGACGCTGATTCTGGCGTAACTGGCAGGAAGCTTGCCATAGACAACTACGGAACCAGAACACCCATTGGCGGCGGCGCATTTAGCGGGAAAGACCCCACCAAAGTGGATCGCTCTGCTGCGTATATGGCAAGAAAAATTGCTGTCGATATCTTGCGCCAGAAAAATGCAAAAGAAGTTATCGTTTCGCTTGCTTATGCAATCGGCGTTCCTGATCCGGTAATGACGGAGTGTATTGCCGATGGAAATCATGTTGACATTTCACATTACAATTTGACACCAAAAGCAATTATCGATGCGCTTGGGCTTCGTGATATTGATTATGAAAAAACAGCAGCGTGGGGACACTTCGGCATCGGCATGCCGTGGGACGCATAATATGGCTAAGATAGTTTCAAAAACAGCAAAGGCACAAGACCAGCCAAAGAAACCAGTAGGCAGACCGCGCATTGAGCTTGACCCAAAGCAAGCTAAAATATTTGGCTATTTCCGCGCTACATACGACACAATGGCTGAGCAGATCGGCTGTCACGTAGATACAATCCGAGCTGCCATGCAAGACGAAAATTCTGAATTTTCCAAGGAGTATAAAAAAGGATTTTCTGGAATGAAGATGAAATTATCCGAAGCGCAGGTAAAAACAGCGATTGAGGAACATAATCCTACACTTTTAGTATGGCTTGGCAAGCAGTATCTTGGGCAGAAAGATGTTCCGGATGCGCCGCAAGACCACAACAAACCAGAAATATGCATGCGCCCAGCGCGGCTGGCGGAATCCGATGAAGATTAACTTTTGTGAAGATCATTATTTGCCGCATCAATGGCAATTTCTTAATGATTGGAGCAGAACGCTTGGTCTAATCGGTGGGCTTGGATCTGGCAAGACTGCAGCGTTTCTTGCTAAGACATTCATCTGCCACATCAGTCGACCAGGCGCAACCGGAAGGAGCAATGTCGGCGTCGGCTATCCATCTTATGGCGATGCGAAGGAATTGTTCTTCTACCCGTATTGCGATATGTTGGATATGGCGGGCATCAAATATGTAGAAAACAAATCAGAGCTTACAATCAAAACCGAACAGGGTCAAGTCAAGATAGTGTCTGCATTTCATCCTGAGCGGATTAAGGGCTTTTCATTCACCGATTTCGGCTTTGATGAAATTGATACGCTTGATTTGGCGAAAGGTAAGATCGCTATCCGCCGGGCAAGAGAACGCTTGCGTGGACGCAGAGACGCTCAATTGTTTTTGGTTTCGTCACCGGAAGGCTTTTCAACCTGTTACGATGTGCTGAAGAAGAATCCGAATCCGGGTACATCCGTCATCCATGCCGATACGCGATCGAACATATATCTACCCGCCGAATACATTAATGATCTGCTGTCTACCTATGATGAGCAGATGGCGATGGCCTATATTAGAGGTCAATTTGTTAACCTGAACAATATGTCAGCACATTACGCGTTCAAGCGCGCTATTCATGTTCATGCTGTGCCGAAGCCAGATCTTGGTGACGTGATCCTTGTGGGCATCGATTTCAATGTCAACCCAATGACGGCTGCTTTGTGCTATACCCGCGAAATTGACGGGCGCACACATTATTTTTTCTTTGCCGAATACTATCTTTTGAACGCCAACACATATCTGTTGTCAGACTTGTTGGCAGAAGACTATCCGAATCGCGTATTGCGCTGCTATCCTGATCCGACTGGAATTGCGCGCAAGACATCATCTGACGCAAGCGATATTGAAATACTGAAGCGCAAGGGCTTTGATGTCCGGTATCGGCACGGCATAACGCAACGCAGATCGCTCAATATCGCCAATGGCGCATTTGCGCATAATGCTATCCATATCGATCCAAGTTGTGAAAATTTGATTAACGATCTTGAGCAGGTGGTCACCGATGCGGCTGGCGCTATCATAAAACCAAACGGCACGATGCTGACACATATTTCTGACGCAATGCGCAATATAATTGTTGTTGACGCATTAGTGAAACAAGAACAAGCACCCTGGGATGTAGCATGAACTTAGATTTAATACGCAGAGCAAAAGTGAATAGCATAATGCAGGACGATTTACAGCGGCGCTCAATTACACGCATGGCGATCGACTTCTACAACTATAACCAAGAATCGTATACTTTGGCGAAAATTAAAAGCCGATACCCGGACACATATACCGATCTGCAACACTATATTGTGGCGACAGATTTGTCCCGCGCGCTAACCCGCCAGCTTGCCAAAATTTTCCAGCAAGACCCGTCTATTGTATTAGATGGAGCGTCAGATAATTTGGCTAAACATTTTACTGATTTGCTTGATGGCGTGAACTTATTCGGTTCTTTGCGCGTTATTGATCGATACGCAGAAACTTGCAATCAGATCGGCATTGCGCCAATTTTTAATCCGAGAACAGGCAAAATAAAGCTGGACTTCATTACGCCGGATCGCTGCATAGTTTGGCAAGATGATGTTGACCCTACCGAAGCTGTAGCTGTGGCTTACACAATCAGGAATAAATTTAATACTCCGATTGCAGAGCGCGCTGATGTGTATGCGCTCTGGACGGATAACGAATATCGCGTAGTGACTCTGAAAACGGATGGAACGATTGACGCAGACATTGAGCCGCCTCAGCCTAATCCATACGGTCGTATCCCAATTGCTTGGTTTCGCACCGATATGGCAATTGATTCGTTTTGGCTTGATCGTCAATTTCCGATGGTAGACGCCAATCTGCGCGCCAACATCCAACTGACCAATCTGGATGTTGCGCTGGACTATCAATCGTTCAGCACGATGTGGACGTCTGGCATGCCTGAAGGTGCGAAGCTTAACGTTGGCGTTCAGCGATACATCAACATTCCTCGCGATCCTGTAACCGGCAATGTGAGCGGCTCTATTGGCTACGCTACGCCATCACCACAGCTTCAGACCGTCTGGGATATCGTTAACGACAATATAGCGCTTGCGGCGTCTCTTATGGGCATTAGCGCGGAAGCAATCAAGCAAGGAAGCTCATTCAGCTCCGGATATCAATTGCGCCTATCAAAATCCGATGTGATATCGTATAACGTGGAAAAGCGACCTATCTATCGAGAGCCATTGCGCGATCTCGTGCAGCTCATCATGGATTGCAAGCGGCTTAATAGCAATATAAACATGCCGGAAGCTGCCGACATAAAGATTGACTTTGCCGACATCGCGATTGAACAAAATCCGTTAGAAGAAGAGCAGGTTCGCTCGCTGAAGATTTCCAATGGCACAATGAGCCGCGTAGACGCCATCATGCTGGACAACCAAGACTTGAGCCGTGAAGATGCGGAAAAGGAAATTGAGCGCATTGACGCAGACAACAATCGCTTCCGCATTGGCGCGGCAAACATTGATCAGGGCTTGTTTGATGAATAAAGCAGTTTCGACTAAAATTGATCAACAAACCGCGTGGTTTGAGCGCAACATGCAGAAGATTGCGAGACGATTGGATGAGCGCATTTCCTCATTAATCCGCGAGCTTGACTCCGGTAGCGGGCATCTGCTGAACACAGAAGAGAACATCCAGCTGTGGGCGCAAATCTATGGATCAATTTTAGAAGAACTTAGTGCATCCGGATACACTGAACTTGTATCTCGGTTAAACGATAAAGAAAACGATTTACTGCGCACAATGAAAAAGTCAAGCGTTCCCGGAGCGGTTCCTTTGGCATTCACGCACACAAGCAAATCTGCGATAAGTGCATTCAATTCGCTATGGAATGCGCGGATTGGCAATCTCGGCAATGATGTGGCGCGCCAGATTCATGCCATTATTGGCGACAGTATTTTTGGCGGAACGAACATCAACGATCTCGTAAAATCGGTTAAAGCAATACTGGATAAGCAGTTTGTGCGCTATGCCACTACTTATGTGAACACGAGCCGCGCAAAGTTTATCCAAATGATGCAATACGAAGCAGCTCGAAATTATGATGGTGGACTGTTTTGGATATACGAGGGCCCGGAAGATGATGTTACGCGTCCGGTATGTCGCGAAGGCACCGGTATGGATGTTAGTGCGATGTTTCCTAATGCGCCATATTTTACTGAAGAAGAGCGCATTGAATTTGAGTCATATAGCGCACCGGAGCGGACGTATAACTGCCGCCATACTTTTATGCAAATAACAAAAGAATACTATTACGATCACGTGAGGTGAATATGGCATATCGTAGAATTGATGACAATGATACCGTTGAAATCCGCAGAGCGCAAGGCGGAAACAAACCTGAAACGCGCACTGTTGCGGAATTAAACGAGTATTTCAGCAAAGAGGAAAACACCGAGATTGACACTTTGCAGGCTCAGGTTGGTGACTACGATCCCGACACCACCAGAAGCACCATAACCGGCGATCTTGAGCGATTGCAAGCCGATGTGCTTACTGCTGGTACCGGATTGCTGGACAGAACCGCTGCATTAGAGGCCATTGTGCAGACCGCTGCATCGGGAACGCCTGTTGCGCCTGTGGCGGCAACGGGAACGGCATTTGAGACCAACACGCTAACTTATACCGCCAAAACAAAGGGAGCGGCTGGCAATAGCATCGTAGTGAAGTTGATTGACCCAGAAAAAGACGCGGAAGCTGAAGTTGTATCAGTATCCGGCAGCACAATCAATGTAACGCTTGCGTCTGCAGATGGCGCAATCACAAGCGATCTTGATGCGGTCAAGGCAGCGATTGAAGGCAACACTGCGGCAAAGGCACTCATTACTGTAGCCGTTGGAGGCACGGGCTCAACGCTCGTATCCGCAGACGAGACCAAGCTTGAGGGCGGAATTGACGGGACGGTGGGCAAGGCAGGCGAACTCAGATATAACGACACCACTCTATTTGTATCGGTTGGCGCAAGCACTACTGCTGTATCAAATTGGAAATCAATAACACTTAACAACTAATGAGGATAACATGGCACTAAAAGAAATCTTGGATAAGATTACGAACTCACTTCCTGCTGATGCGGGAAACGACATTCTTTCTCTGCTGGCAGATGCCAAGCGAGAGGCGAACACCGTGCTTGCAGATCTATCTGCGGCAAACAACGAATCAAAGGAACGCAGATTGAAGCTTGCCGAGATGTCAAGTCAGATTGATGCGCTTAACGCTAAACTGGCGGATGCCACGAAAGCGGATCCAGAACTTGATTCGATTAAAGAGAAGGCTGCCAAATATGACGAGCTTTTGCAAAGCAAGCAAACAGAAACACTGAACCTATGGAAAGCCAAACATGAAGAATTGCAAAAGATTTTGTCAAGTGATACGGATAAGCGCAAAGACAAGATTGCCGCGCTGATGCCTGACTTCTCAATCCCGGCAGAA